ATTCATAATGCTGATGTCCCAGGTTCAAGTCCCGGTGTAGCCACCATACAAATCAAAGGGTTAGCGCAAGCTAACCCTTTGTGCTTTCTGGGGTAGTGACTACAAAGTGACTACACCTTGTCTACGCCCCCTTTCAGTTACACCACTGCCGCTCGCAAGGGACGCCGTCATTGTTCCCATCCATCTTCACTCCAGGGCAATGCTGCAGGAAGTAGGTTGCCTCTTCGCATGAGCTCATCTGCGAGCAATAGGTTCGCCCGTCGCAGGAATACGAGCGAGCAAGGCTCGGAGAGGAAGGCTGGGCGGTAAAGCTGAAAGGTGCCTGATCACTTTCGAATCCAGTGACTGTCTGGAGATCCTGGTCCTTGAAGTAGTACTGCCATGCGGCGAAACCAATAGCGAGTATGAGGATGAGCTTCTTCATATCAGGGCTCTGAACTTCCGTGTGGTATGTGGGCTGGCAAGTCTATCCAACCGCACGAAGCGGCTCGATCTCATTCTCGATTTCTTCGCCGGACTCCGCGTAAGTGGTCGCTAAAGCGTACTCACTCTGCAGGTTCATCCAGAACTGGGCAGACGTGTCGAAGTAACGGCCCAGCCGAAGGGCCATGTCTGCCGTTACCCCACGACGCTCACGGACGATATCGTTCACCGTCGGGGCGGATACATGCAACGCACGAGCAAGCGCAGCTGGAGCAATGCCCAATGGCTCCAGGAACTCTTCACGCAGGATCTCGCCCGGATGCACGGGCCGCATTCCATTCACAATCATGCGTACCTCCTCAGTGGTAATCGACAATCTCTACATCCCTGGGGCCGGCGTCTGTCCAGACAAAGCAGATGCGCCATTGATCGTTGATCCTGATGCTGTACTGACCGACCCGATCATGCAAAAGCGCTTCCAGCCGGTTGCCGGGTGGCGATCGCAGATCTCGTAGTTCAACCGCAGCGTTGAGCATGACCAGCTTGCGGATGGCGGCATTCAGGATGTTGCTCCAGCGACGCGAGCGGCCTGTTTCAAACAGCTCTCGCGTATCTGCACACTTGAAGCTGAGGATCATCCTTTAATCCTTAACGTTAAGCGTTAATGAAGAATACCCTAGCTGACAGGTTCGTCAACAGGGCGGCGGGGGCGTGAGTTCCGGGGAATCTCATGCCCGCTCTGCGCCAGCGGAGACAGACGCAAGGCCGACTCCAGGTGGTCAGGCGACAGGTGCGCATAGCGCATGGTCATGTTGATCGACGAGTGCCCGAGGATCCGTTGCAGGCTAAGGATGTCCCCTCCCGCCATCATGTAGTGGCTGGCGAAGGTGTGCCGGAGGATGTGGGTCATCTGGCCCGGGGTGTGGAAACCGCATCGCTGGTAGGCACTGCGAAAGGCCGCCCTGCAGGACATGAACAGGCGACCATTGCCGGGGATCCCGAGCTTGAGGGCGATGGCTTCCACTTCGGGAGGAATGGGTACCGAGCGAGACTGGCGGTTCTTGGTTCGGTGGAAGTGGGCCTTGCCGCCGAAGATGGCGCCCCGATGCAGCGTTTCAGCCTCTTCCCAGCGTGCGCCGGTCGCAAGGCAGATCAGCGCAACGGGATAGGTGTGGTTGTTGGTGGACTTGCGGCACTCCTCCAGCAGTTGCTCGATCTGCGGCAGCGTGAGGAAAGACAGTTCGACCTGGTCCGTCTTGATCTGGCGGATGTTGACGAGCGGGTTCTTGCCTACCCAGGCGCCCAGGCGGATCAGCTCCGAGAAGACGGCAGAGAGATAGCGCTGTTCGTGGTTCACCGTGTGGGGAGAGACGTCCTTGAGCCGCATCTGGCGGTAACGGGCCCAGGCCAGGGAATCGAACTCGGAGGCGTAAGGATCGCCCAGGCGCTCGGCAATCGCGAGGGTCCTGGAAAGCCGGAACTTGTGGTCCTTGAGCGAGCAGCCGTGCAGCTCATACCAGAGGTTGATCAGGTCCGAAATCCGATCATCCAGTGGCCGGCCGGTGTGTTTCAGGCTGGCAAAAAACTCAGTCTCGTAACGCTGTGCGGCAGCCCTGGTGGCAAATCCCTTCTTTCGGATACGACGCCCTGTGCGGCCACTCTCGTAGAAGTCAGCAGTCCAGGTCTTGCCTTCCTTGCGGGCCGTCATACCGCCCTCCCCCATCTAATCGTTCGCTCCGTCAGCAGTTGCTGGATGTGCTTGTAGATGTCGCCCTCGCTCTTGCCCTTGGCGGCGTAGTGGTCACGTATCACTGGCCAGCACGCCCACGCACGGAGGCTGGCGAACGCCTTTTTTGCCCCCACACGCTCCCGGGCGAGCAGGCTGATGAAGTTTCCCAGGAAGAGCTCCACGTTCTTGCCGGTAAAGCCCTGGGAGGTCTTGAAGTGGCGCTTGTAGTGGGTTCGACCGGCCAGCGATTCGGCGGGTATGGATACCTTCACGTCCTGACGCATCAGGGTCCAGAAGGCATCGAACACGCCCTTGCTGGAGAGCAATCGGAAGGACTGGAGGCCGTACTGGAATAGCCCGTCCAGATGGGCCGCCAGTTCGGCAAAGGTGCGGCTGTCGATCATGGCGCCGGTGTGGGTGTCAGCCGAGCCGTCGGCAAACTGCTGGACGATGGAGTGGTGATAGCGCAGCTCGATCCGCCACACAGGGGCTTCAGGGTCGTAGTTCTGGTCGTCTTGGTCGTCGAAGGGGTTGTCCATGGCGGACCAGACGGAACGCCAGTAATCGAGCTTGTCGATGCTCCAGGCCTGGAGCGACTTGTTGTAGAGCGCGAGCTGGATACCGGAGGCAGAGCCGAACAGGAAGGATTGCCCCCGGCCATAGGAAACGGCCTCACCGTCGTAGTGCACCTGCTTGATGCCCGACATGTCGCGGCGGGTCCTGGCGCGGCATTGCAGGAGGTCGATCAGATCGGCGGGCGGGGTCCAGCCTTGAACGTCCAGGGCGAGGTGGACGGCGCACTGGTTGGGCTCCATGTGTTCCATGGCTTCCCGGGCGAAGCGATCCATCCAGTCCTGGAGCACCTCGGGCGGGCACGACTGGATCGCGTGAGGACTCACTTCGATCTTCATGTGGGCGCCGATCACGTCGATCTTCACGTTGAAGTTTTTCAGCAGCAGGACGAAGCCTAGGTCGGCGTTCTGCAGCTTGTACTGATAGCCCGAATCCCGGCCTACACGTCCGGCGTGCCAGGAGTGCCCGGCGAACTGGATGATCCCGCCTTGCTCGATCACAGGGATCAGCTCAGGACGGATCAGCCCCCGATAAAGCTGGCGGACGGTATCCACCCGGCAGCCCAGCAAACGGACACTCGACAGGTCGGTGATGCGCACCGTCTTCGGGTCGAGGAACAGACGCCCGTGATTCGAGGGCTCAGCGGTGAGCCCATCCAGACGCATCTGATCAACAGCCTTTGTCACGGCCCTTTTCTCCCTTCTATGAGTAACAACGAGGTTCCTAAAAGCGGTTTATAAGACGTGCTACAGGGACGTCTTCCGGCCCGCCTTCGCGCGGCCGAGCCCGTCACCGGCTGCGCCGATTCCCGGCTCGGCCGCGCTCAGGTCTGGTAGGGCCAACGGCCGAACCGCATCACTGGCTTTCACGCTGTCACCGGCGCCATGAATGCGTGCGGTCAGGAGCACCACGAGGTTGGTGGAACGACTGCGGGTGCTGGTGGAGCGGAACAGCGGCCCCAGCAAGGGGATGGCGGAGAGGATCGGCACCGCCGATTCGGAACGGTCGGTCTGCTCGGAGCGCAAGCCGCCCAGGAGTACACCCTCGCCGTCCTGGAGCTGCACGCGGGTGCTGATGCGACGGGTGTTGGTGATGATGTCGGCGGCGGCCTTGTCGTCGGCCACGCTGGAGGCGGACTGGTTCACCTCCAGCTCGATGGCGTCGGCGGGGGTGATGAAGGGGGTGACTTCCAGGGTCACGCCCACATCCTGGCGCACGATGGTCTGGAAGGGATCCGAGGCCGGCGTGGCGCCGCTGGTGGTCTGCCCGGTGATGAAAGGGACGTTCTGGCCAACGACGATGGAGGCCGGTTCCCGGTTGAGGGTCAGCAGTTGCGGCGTGGACAGGATGCGGTTGTTGCCGGTGGCTTTCACCGCCTGCAGGAAGGCCGAGAGGGTCGGCCCGGAGAAGGTGAGGCTGAAGCCCAGGTCCGACTTGTCGGAGGTGCGCAGGGAGATCCCGCTCGCGTCCACCCTCCCCTTGTCGAGGCCGACGTTCAGGCCCAGGGCTTCGAAGTCGCTGTCGGCCAGTTCGGCCACGACGGCGGTGATGATGACTTGCCGCCGTGGCCGGTCGATTTCCCTGACCACCTGGCGGATGGCCTCCAGCTGGCTGCGGGTGGCGGTGACGATCAGGGCGTTGGAGGTCGGGGACGGGCTGACCATGGTGGTGTCCTGGCCGGTCTCCCGGTTTTCCCGGCGCGAGGTGAGTACGTCACGCACGGCCTGATGGGCGAAGTCGGATTGCAGGTGCTGGAGCTGGAGCACCTCGGTGGTGAGGTCCGGCGATTCTTCGACGGCCTGGGCGCTGATGCGCAGGGTTGAGGGGGTGCTGGAGAAGTGGAGGCCGGAGGCGATCACGGCGTTCTCCAGGAGTTGCTCCAGCTCCTTCGGGCCGCTGTAGGTGGCGAAGATGGAGATGGGCGCCGAGCGGATATCCGAGCCCACCACCACGGACTTCTTCAGGTGCTGCGCGGACCATTCGACGAAGTCCTGGAGGGTGGCGTCGTACAGCTCGATACGGTCGGCGGCGCTGGCCAGCGGCGCTTGCAAGATGGCGGCGAGGGCGAGCGTGGGAAGGGGTTTCCAGTCCATGGCGGTGTCCTCTAGCGGAAGACGGAGTGGTAGTCGGCATCACGGACCAGGAGGGCTTCACGGGGGCCCCGGTCCTTGACGGTGATGCCTCGGGCGGCGAGGTCGTCCTGGCTGATGCGCAGGTCCCGCTCATCGAGGAAGACGTACAGGGTGCGGCCGGCCAGGCGGCCGTAGGTGGCAATGCGCAGGCCGGGGAATTCTTCGGCCAGGGGGCGATCCGGCGTGGTAACCGGGGCGGAGGTCATGGCGCGGGGCTGTTCCTGGACGGAGCCCGGCAGCTGGATGAAGGCGATGGACGCGAAGAGGGGCGCGGCCACGAGAAGCGTGCAGGCACCTCCCAGGAAGAAGGCGTTGAGGACGCGGGTACGCCGGAAGAAGATGCGGGTGGTGCGCATGAAGAACCTCCAGTTGCGCGGGGCTCGGGGAAGGCGCCGATGCCAGTAACCGGGCGGCAGCATGGAGTAGGAGCCTTTGTCGTAGCCCTCGTCGTATTCCTGGGTGGTGTCGTAGTAGTCGTAGAACTCTTCGCCGCGGTAGTACCAGTCATCCACCTTGGGCGAGTTGAACTTGGCGCCGTACTTGACGATGGCCTGGTGCAGCTTGGGCAGGCGGCCGTTCCAGCGGCCGAAGGTGAGCAGGCGCAAGGGCCAGCGGAAGATGAAGGGCAACTTCAGCCGGTCCCAACGGTTGATGTAGACGACATGCTCGGCGATGGATTCGCGGACCTGCTTGTCGATGACGTTGACGTTCTGCACGCAGAGCCAGAGGTCCCAGCGGCGCTTGCGCAGGTAGAGGAAGAACTTGAGCAGGTCGGAGCGGCCACCCTGGTTCCAGTCGCGGGAGTTGAGCCAGACGCCGGCCTCATCGAGGAAGATGCCGCCGAACATTTCCTCGTCGTAGGTTTCATGGCCGACGCCGAGTCCACGCAGGTCGGCGGCCGTAGGCAGGTCGGGCAGCCGGACAAGGCGCGAGTAGGTGTTGCCGGGCCTGCAGAGCTTGTTCATGAACACGTCGACGTTGACCGCAACGCGGCGACGGGCCTTGAGGTAGTTGAGGATCTGCATGACCAGCAGCAGGGTTTTGCCCGCCCCCAGCTTGCCGGTGACGATGTAGACGGCCATGGCAACCTCAGGTGTGGATGAACTGTTCGGAGAGGCGCGTCACCCAGTAGAAGATCAGCGACTTGATCTTGGCGAGGACCAGGAGGGTGATGCACAGGGAAAGGTTGCCCGGCACGAACATGCGCCCGATCTCCAGCATCCAGGGCGGGCCGAGGTTGGCGATCTGGCTGAGCAGCACACCGATGGCCAGGGCCATGACCTGGACCGCCGTGCCGATGGCGGCGATGACCAGGAGCAGGATGCCGACCTTCTTGAAGAACTGGGCAATGAAGCCCATGACCGGTGCTATCAGCGGCCCGAAGAAGCCCAGCAGGAAGCGCCCGAGCCCGCTGAACAGCCGGGGGAAGAGCGTGCGCAGAAAACCGATGATCCAGCCCATGGTCAGAAGCCTCCCCTGGCGGCCTTGGCATCGTCACGGCGCAGGCCGGCGTAGAAGATCCTCCAGAGGCCCACGGCGGTGACGATCCAGATGACGTACTCCAGCAGCGGCTTGAGGCGGGTCAGCTCGCACACCGGAAGCACGATGTTGGCGGCGTATTTGTCCAGGCGAAGGGCGATGGTGTAGTCGGTGCAGCCCATGGCCGAGGGCAGCATCCGCTCCAGGACGTTGTTGAGCCCGACCTTGCTGCCGTCGATGCCGAACCAGTCATTGGCCACTTTGTTGGCCAGGGATTTGAGGGCGGTATCGACCTCGGCTTCGCGCTCACCGAGGATCCGTTCGGTCTGCTTGCCGATCTCACCGGCCAGTGAATCGCCCGCGCCCTTCCCCGCTCCTTCGGCGTCGCCATCCGAGCCGGTACCGGAGCCGTCGAAGTCTTCGCCGAACAGGCCATCGAGCAGTTGGCCGAGCTGGCCCTGGATATCGCCGAGCAGGGAGTTGGTCTGGTCGATGCGGTCGCCGAGCTGGTCGATGGCCTCGTTGGTGGCGCCTTCGCGGGCACCCTGGGGATTGCGGCCATCCGCGGCGGCCACACGCGGATCCAGGGGGTCGTTGCTGTCGTTGCCGTCCGCGTTGCCGCCGTTGCTGGGGTGGTCAGGCGAAGACTCGGGGATCTGTCGGGTGGGGTCCTTGGGGTCGTAGCAGACCTGCTTGCCATTGAAGTAGCCGCAGTTGCGGTTGGGCTTCTCGGCCTCCATGCAGCGGTACACGCCGTTGAAGTAGCCGCAGCCGGGCTTCTCCTGGAAGCAGCCCTCGACGCCATTGACGGACCCGCACCCGGGGTTCCTGGGGTCAATGCAGGTTTCTACGCCATTGGCGGAAACGCAGTTGGACTTGGGGTCGTCAGGCCTGGGCTGTGAACAGTCGTCGCCGCTGCAGCTATCCGGGGCTTCGCCGTTGGATTCGCCGGAGCCGTAGAAGGTGCCGGTGCATTGGTAGGTCCCGCTCTCCAGGAGCGCGACGCAGGACTTCTTGCCACCCGAGGTGTACTTGCAGCCTTCGAAGGCAATCTGGTCGTCGCAGACGGCGAGCTTGAGGGCGGTGTTGTACTGGCAGGTCTGGGCCTTGAGGATCTCTTTGCCGACGGTGTGGGAGCAGTCGCTGGTTCGCTCACAGTTGATACCGGCCGAATCAAGTTGAGTGCCAGCGGGGCACTGCTTGCCTTTTCGAATAACAGTGCTGCCCCAGCAACTCTTGGGGTTGCTGAAATAGCACATGGTGCAGGTACCCGTGACCTGGGTGCCACCCGTGTTGTAGCTGATGGATTTGTTGAAGGTGACGGAGCTTTCCATCGCCTTGCAGGCCGCTACCGAGCTGGGAAATGGTCCGGGGTTCTTGTTTGAGCTGGTAATCCAGTAAAAGTCCTGGGCGAGCGCCAATTGCCCCCACGCCATCAGCGTGAGGGCAACCAGCAGGCGGATAGTCGTACGCATCTATCCGCACCCTGCTTAGGCGCCAGCGGCGGAGAAGATGCGGCCCGCCAGCTTGAACAGGGCCACGCCGCCACGGATGACACCGAACAGCACGGCGCCTGCTGCCATCAAGGCACCGAAGGCGATGGCCAGATCTTTGAAGACCTGGATCAGCTCCGGCGGGATCTCGATGCCCGCGTTGGCCATGCCGGCGCTGAGGCTGGCGGAGAGGACGGCGAGCAGGACGGCATGCTTGATGCCCCGTGCTTTACCGACACGGGTACCGTTCTGCACGGTGACGGCGCCGGAAGGCGCGTGGATGGATTGCTGATGCATAAAGGTTCTCCTTATGCGGATGAGGCATCGATGATTTCTTTCCAGCCGAGCCGGAACTGGCCCCAGGCGATGCCGACCCCGAGGGCCCCTACCATGAACCCCGCGATAACCAGGTACTGCCCCCATGTGAGTGCCATGCCGGTTACCTCTGGTGTCCGTGGATGAGTCCGAGGGCCATGATCTGCAGCACCCCGGTTATGAAGTTGAGTGCCCACAGGTCACCGAGGGTGATCTGGGAGAGCAGAGCGTTGATCGTTCCCACGTGGGTGTCCTCCCTTTGGTGACCTGGGGGCAGCGCCTCAGGCGCCTTTGCTGGAGTCGGCTGTGGGAACGGCCGGCGCGGCGGTCTGGGTGGAGGACTGGCGGGACGCGCTATGGCGCGGCGCAGGCTCATCGCGAACCACCGACACAATCACCTGCTTGTTCTCGATCCGGCCGAACTGGTCGCGGGTGGGGCGGACGGCGGTTTCGAATTTCATCTTCACCGGGCCCCGGGCGAAGTCGATCTCTTCCAGGATTGCGGGGTCGCAGGCGTAGCCGGTGAATTCAAAGCCGCGTGCGTTGGGCCGTTCCTTGGAGCCGGCGGGGATGGGGGAGAAGCCTTGCAGGCTGGCAAAGACTTCGCCGGTGTCTTTCTTGGCGTACCAGTCGGTCTGGACGACCAGGACTTCAAGGGTGGCCTTAGCGGTCGGGATGTCGAACATGGTGTGTTCCTCTTTCATGTGCGCCTTGTGCGCGGTCGGTTATCAGCCGGATCGACTTTCTTGGGCGTGAAGGGTCCCTCGACCCGTGGTTGGCCGTTGTGTCGGTGGCTGCTGGTGGTGCCTGGGTGCGTCGGTCGGGCTGCGGGGTGGCCGGTCAGGCTTCAAACACCAAGGGCGCTGCCCTTGTCATCCCGCTCTTGCCGCCGAGGGCTCGGGAGCGCGGGGCGGTGGAGCTGCCCCTCTCTCCCCAGCCGAGGCTGTTTCAGGGTGGAGGGCGGTCGAGGGTGCGCTTCGCCCGGCGCTCCGTTTGACCGAACGGTGAAGCGTGTTCGGACAAGCCGGTGCGGCGGCCCTGGACCGGGGGACGTCCGGTGTGGGGGCGGGGGAAGAGTCCGAGGGCCTTGGCCAGCCGGAGGCTCAGGAGGGCGATCAGGACCAGGATGCAGGCGATGAACTGGGCGTCGGTCATGGCTCAGGCCTCCAGGGTGGGCGGCGGGGTCGGGCCGGTGAGTTGGGCGAGGACGTAGCCGCCCCACTGGTCGGCCATGGCGTGGGCGAGGCCCGGGTAGGTGCGGCTGCGGTTCTTCCAGGGCTCGGGGCCGGTGGCGGAATAGCTGGGGCGGGCGCGGCCTTCGACGAGCCGGGTGGGCTGCAGCAACGGCAGGTTGTGGAGCCAGAGGTGGATTTCCCTGCGCTCGCCGTGGCCGAACATCCAGGGCTGGACGATCTGGTCGGGCTTGCGGATCCGGCTGGAGATCACCGAGCGGGGCGCCTCCAGGGCCTTGAAGCGGATGGGGGCATCCAGCAGGGTGCGGACGAAGCCCAGCGCCCTGCCCTGGCGGCCGTCGGCGACCTTGGCGGCGAAGTGGCGGGCACCGGCCACGGCAAGGTCGGCGTAGGGCGGGTGGGCCACCATCAGGTCCCAGCCCAGGTCGAGCAGTTCACGCACGTCGCCCTGGATGTGCTTGCCCTCGGTTTCCGAAGGCAGCAGATCGCAGCTCACCGCGTAGAAGCCCGCGCGGGTCAGGGCGTCGCGGACGCGGCCGGAGAACTCGCAGGCCACCAGGGCGGAGGGGCGCTTAGTCATGGCTCAGGGCTCCCAGTCGAAGGGCTCGTAGATGGGCACGTAGGGCGTGGGCGGTCCGCTGTCGTACACAACGTGCCAGTACGTCGGCGCGCGGCGGGCGGGCCTGTGTTTCTCGCAGTACGAGGCCGGTTGGCAGACCCAGCGTCCAGCGACCCTGGATATCCGCGCGGGGCGGCAGTGCTCGCAGGGAGTGGACCGGGAGGGTGCGGTGGCCGCCAGTTCGCGACGGGACCAGCAGACAGAGCAGTCGCAGTTGGCGGCGTGGGTGAGGTGTGGATAAGTCGGTTGCATGGCTCATGCCTCCACCTCGCGGCGCCGTCCGTGGCTCTGGATGAAGGCGTTGAGGGCGAGCTTGTCGAGCCGCGTGATGGCATCGGCGTCCACGCCCTGGAGGTCCCGCAGGCCGTCGAGGTAGCCGGCGAAGTGCATGAAGTGGCCGAGCTTTACGCCGTGGGGGCTGTAGCGGACGTTGCACAGCAGCCGGGCCAGTTGGGTGGAGACTTGGCTATTCATCGGCGTAGTCCCCCTGGCAGAAGACCGTCTTGCCCCGGTCCAGGTCCTTGCGGATGCGGTGGAGGTTGATGATGCGGCGGCGTCCGATCTTGACGGTGGGGATGGTGTGGGTCTCGACCCAGCCCCGTACCACGTCCTCTGTGATGTCCTGGATGCCCAGCATCTCGGCCAGGACGAGCTGGGTGCAGAACGGCGCGCTGCGGAAATCGGTGATGCGTTCGGGTCCCCCTTCGGGGGTGAGCCCCACTACTCCAGACTGTTCCATACAAAGTCCCTATAATCGGATCAGACAAATTTAAGCAATTCAGAGTAATCAATACTCTGAAACTGAATCTAAGCCAGCAGAATGAATGAGTAAAGCTTACTCTTTCAGAGAAAATTCTATGGATGCTGTAAGAAAACGGGCACTTCAGTTGATTCGCGCTGTAGGACCCAAGTATTTAAGCGAGCTCGGTGGAAAAAACTACGAGCGCTGGAGAAATATCAGCGGCGGCAAAATCAGGATCAGTACAGAAGAAGTAGGAATTCTTGCTGACACTTATCCCCACTATGCCTTGTGGCTAATTTCAGGAAGAATTGAACCTGAGAATGGCCATCGAAGCCCCGAATACGATGAGGCCCACCGAAACTTGACCAATCAGAGCGCGGGATAGCGATCACTAAAGAAGTGGCTAAGCGTTGGTACGCCCGACTGAATGGAACAAGACTCAACTGAGAAGCTTTGGCACAGGGAGAATCATGAGCAAAGGAGTAACAAAGCGTGGCTTAAGACTGTTAAATCTAGCCAGCATTACCGAGCTTTCAAAGGCGGGGAGCACCGGATATGTACGCTGGCAAAATATTAAGCGCGGACGCGCAAGACTTGGAGCCGATGAGATCGGTATTCTTGTGGCAGTTTTTCCACAATATCGCTGGTGGCTTATCTCTGGAGAAGTAATGCCTGAGAAAGGCCAAACAAGCCCAGAATACGACGAGGCCCATCGAAACTTGTCCAATCAGAGCGCGGGATAGCGATCACCAAGGAATCGACTAGGAGTTGGTACGCCCAACAGAATGACACAAGACTAGACTGAGAAACTTTGGCGCAGGGAGAATTACTAGCAAAGGAGTAACAAAGCGCGGCTTAAAACTGTTAAATCTAGCCAGCATTACCGAACTCTAAAAGACAGGAAGTACTGAGCATGTGCGCGGGTAAAACATTAAGCGAAGACGCGCAAGACTTGGAGCCGATTATAATTTGATTGTAAGCGCTCCACAAACCCCACCTTCATTTGAACTGACCGCTTGCGGATGCTGGGCTCCCGTTTTTCCAGTGGAGCCCCGTCATGATGCGTCCGGACGCCAAGGTCAAAGCCGTCTACCTCTATCCAAAGCCGGTCGACTTCCGGAAATCCATTGATGGTCTGGCGGCCTTGGTGGAGTTGGATATCAAGGTGGCCGTGTTCGATCCGGTGTTGTTCGTCTTCCTCAACAAGACGCGCAATCGGGTGAAGATCCTCTACTGGGAACGCAACGGTTTCTGCCTGTGGCTCAAGCGTTTGCAGGCTGAGCGCTTCAAGACCAAGCCCGATGCGGAGGAACCCATCGTGTTGACGGTGCGGGAACTGAATCAGTTGTTGGCAGGTTTCGACCTCTGGGGGAACCAGCCACACAAAGTGCTGACCCCACGTTTTGTAAGCTGAGCCGGTATAATCCGGCGCCATGAAATCCGGCGCTGACTCCCTTCCCGACGACCCCGTTCTGCTCAAGCAGATGCTGCTGTTGGCGCACGGAAAGGTGGCGCAACTCCAAGAGCAGGTTGCTCTGCTGCGCCACAAACTGTTCTCGCCAAAGTCCGAGCGCAGTCCCGAGGATGCCGACTCCCCGCAGCTGGCCATGTTCAACGAGGCTGAGGAGTTGCTCGAAGAGCCTGCTGGCGGATCGAGTGAAGCCGAGGCCGAAGAAGTCGTCGCCCCCGTGAAGCGACGTGGCAAGCGCAAGCCTCTTCCGGCTAACTTGCCGCGCGTGGATGTCATCCACGAGCTGCCTGAGTACGAGCGCACCTGTACCTGCGGCGCCTGCAAACAGGTGATCGGCGAGGAAACCAGCGAGCAGCTGGAAATCATCCCGATGCAGGTGCGGGTCATTCGCCATATCCGCAAGACCTATGCCTGCAAGGCCTGCGAAACCGCCCCGGTCACCGCTGACAAACCGGCGCAACTGATTGAGAAAAGCCTGGCCAGTCCCAGCGTGCTGGCCATGCTGCTGACCACCAAGTACGCCGATGGCATCCCGCTGTATCGTTTCGAGAAGATGCTCAGCCGCCACGGCATCGACATCCCCCGCCAGACCCTGGCGCGCTGGGTGATCCAGTCCGGCGAACAGCTACAACCCTTGCTCAACCTGATGCGCGACCAGTTGCTGGGCTACCCGGTGCTGCACTGCGACGAAACCCGGCTCCAGGTACTGCATGAGCCCGGGCGCGATCCCACGGCGCAGTCCTGGATGTGGGTGCAGAGCGGCGGCCCGCCGGAGAAACCTGTCGTCCTGTTCGACTACAGCACCAGCCGTGCGCAGGACGTGCCGTTGCACCTGCTCGAAGGCTTCAGCGGCTACCTGATGACCGACGACTATGCCGGCTACAACGCCGTGGCCGCGCAAACGGGGATCGAGCGTCTGGCCTGCTGGGCCCATGCCCGGCGCAAGTTCATCGACGCGCAGAAGGTGCAGCCCAAGGGCAAGATCGGGCGTGCCGACATGGCCTTGAACCTGATCAACAAGCTCTACGGCATCGAGCGCGACCTGAAGGAGGCTAACGACAGCGAACGCCTCGTAGCTCGTCAGCAACGTAGTCAGCCACTGCTCGATCAACTCAAGGCCTGGCTGGACAAGACTCAGCCGCAGGTCGCCGCGCAGAACGCCCTGGGCAAGGCGGTGAACTACCTGGCCAGCAACTGGAGCCGGCTCGTGCGCTATGTCGAAGGCGGACATCTGCCCATCGACAACAACCGCGCGGAGAACGCCATCCGCCCGTTCGTCATCGGGCGCAAGAACTGGCTGTTCAGCGACACGCCCAAAGGCGCTACGGCCAGCGCGCAGATCTACAGCCTGATCGAAACCGCCAAGGCCAACGGGCAGGAGCCCTATGCCTGGCTGCGCTACATCCTCGAACGCCTGCCGTTGGCCAATAGCATCGAAGACTTCGAAGCCCTGCTGCCGTGGAACTGCCCACCGACAAACGCATCCTGATCACGGCAACTCGTCAAAGGAAGACGGGGTTTATGGAGCGGATACATTTGATTCTTGTTGACGTATTTCCGAAATATCGTTGATGGTTTATTTCAGCCAAAGAAAGGCGAGACCAGAATATGACAAGCCCCATAGAGGCTTTGACGGTCAGAGCACGGAAAATCGTCAATTAAAAAAAGATAGTTTTCAGTATGCCATGAGCCAAAAACTAAAAACCAGATAAAGATGGCCCAACGCTGAATAACATGAGCCATCCAAAACTATAACACTACTCGTCAACCTGATGCCTGGTAGTATTAACAAACAACCTAGCACCGTAATCCTTCAACATTCTAACCTTTAAAACCTGGGTCTTAGGCCCGGATTTCGGCACTCTCGACGCAACAATATGACAGTCCTTAATTAAACCAGCATGCCGCACAGAAAATCTATCCATAGTTGCACACAACTGAGAATACGCCTTTTCAACATCTTTGCCTTTCAGTTCAAGATAGATAACCTTTTTCATTGGCGCATCTATCTCAAACAGGTAATCACAACGCGGCGAATTATCAGTCACAACACACCCATCAACCTCAACTTTGGAGATAATTTTCCCCTTTACATTCCGAATAACTAATTGTCTACCATGGGCAGCAGCCGTAACAAGAGGGCTATTTGTTTTATTAGCGCACGCTCCAAAGCTCATACTTACTCCCCATATAGAATTTGAGCAATACTGTCAAAGCTACGATCAAAAGAGTCAGAAACCTCATCCAGCACACTTGCCCCTATCAGCCGACTCTCCTTATCAACTATATCAATCAACTCACCATCTTGAATTGTATAAGCGGACACATCCTCAAATGACAGAGTCTCCATTTTATCAGCAACCTTAAGCAACTCCCTCTCTTTAGAAGACCCCTCATCAACAATCGAGAAAGCGTCACCCGCAGCGATCAAATTATTTATAGCAGTCAGAATATAAGGGCTATGAGTTGTAATAAAAAACTTATGACCAAAATACCTATGAATAATTGCAACAAGAGTCGCAATATGCTTCTGAGAAACAGGAAAAAGATGGGCCTCAGGCTCTTCGATTATAAAGGTACCTAGTCGATCTTTCCCTAGCAGGGTTGGCCAAACAGAAAGCACCAATAGCATAGGAATAGACTCCTGCTGTCCCGATGAAGCGTTCGCCAAGTTTGTCTTTCTTCCGTCACTTTGAATCCAATCCTTCTCCTCTTCATATAAATATTCACCTGAAGCAATATCCCTGGTCAGACGGTCGACCTTCTTCCTATAGTCGTCACTTACCTTATTTCCATAAATATGGTTATTACCATAAAACCTCTTACAACTTTCATACCTTGCCCCAAACTCCTTAATAAATGGATCAATTTCAATATTACTAGCAAGGAAAGAAAATACGTTCTTTTGGAGGTTTGCAAAAAAAGACCGTGTAGCCGGAACAAAAATACTCCGTTGAAAACAAGTCCCAAAAGTAGAGGACTGAATTTTATCTATTACCGACTCATAGAAAACCTGATCCCTGCTATTGATTCTCTTCCCAGAATGATTCCCCCTCACCTTTTCATCATATTCAATCAAAGCATCCTTGTAGCATGCTTTAAGCCTACGATGAAAATCGATTATTTTCTTGCAATAATCAAACTTAAGAACATGACTTCTAGCCGTTAGCTTACCTTCAAGCGACAGCCAATAATCCCCACAAGAATATCTTATGTAGAAGCTTTTTTGCCCCCAAGTATACTTAGGAAAAATCTGCTCAAACTGAGCAACACAACTCTTATCCAAATCCCTCTTCGAACCAAAACTCTCAATCGAACGAATGTACTGCTCAGCAAAAGTGCTCTTAAAAAAATAAAGCAATTTCGCAATAACACTCTTACCCTTTGCTTGAGGCCCTATGATAATATTTATTTTTCTGATTTCAAACTCAGCATTTTTAATTGTCAAAAAATCTATGACTTCAATCTTTTCCATGAGCCCTCACAAATCTAAAAGCAAAAAAAACAAAGCAACTTCAAAATGAGATACTATCACCTCAAAAACACTTACCACATAAAAAGATAACCCCCTTACAGCAAATCCTTGAAAATCGGACAGCTATCCAAGATGGAGCATCTAATTGCCTGATCATAATCACCCATCTCAAAGCCATGCCCGCATGCCGGGCATAGCCAGATAACACGCTTGAACAAATAGATCAGAAAAGCAACTCCCCCAACGACCAGGACCTCAATGTCGTTGATGTTAGTCCCCATGCTTCGATGAGTAGCAAGAAACGCTCCAGTCATTAGCACAACGGCAATGGAGCTAAGGCTAAAGGACCAAGTACGCCTTCTGTATTCCCATTTGTAGAACTTGGCTTCACTCATACCGGGGCCTCCTCCAACTGGCGTACACCTTTGCAAGCCGGGAACTTGGTACAGCCCCAGAACTGATTACCCAGGTTCAGCCCACGCTTGGCAGTGCGAATCACCATTGAAGCGTTGCAGACCGGGCAGGAGGGAACGGCAGGCTGAGCAAGTGGCCTTTCAGGTTGCGGGGTGGCTTTGGCGGGTTGCTCCGGGCCGGATCGGTTGGCAATCCAGCGCTTGAGCAAATTGCCGTCCACCAACTGGATATTGCGCCCCTGGGCGAATGCCTTGGCCTCTTCGGTGTAAGTACCCGAGGTCACCACAAAGCCACCCGCCGCACCTTCGGCCGCCATTACGCCAAAGAACTCGCGGATAACGGTGACGCCTACCTTGATGGCCTTCCATTGTTTGCACTGGACCAGGTACTTGTCCGTGCCCAGGTGCAGGACCAGGTCAATACCGCCATCCGGCCCGCTGCCGCCCTTCTCGACAACGGTGAAGCCCTTGCGCCGGAATGCTTCGCCCACCAGCTGCTCAAACTCGCGCCAGCTAATGCCATCAACCGTCTTGCCGGGCTGAGTGGCGGTAGCCACGTCGTCGATAAGCTTCTTGCGCTTGGCCCTGCCAGCGATCGAGCCGATAGCACCACACACGAATATGAAGGGAACAACGTACTGCCCCACCAGGGCGAGGCTACGGAGAACAGTCCCCGTCATGGCTGTGGAAAACTGGCTGGGGTGGGTCATGGCAGGCGGGGCGCTGGTGGCAAAGCCATGCAGCAGGAACCACGACACCAAGGCAATCAGCAGGCTGGCCCACCAGGGCAGCAGCGCCGCGAGGGAGATGAGATCTTCAAACGGGGAAGTTTTGCGACGACGTGCCATTCCTTGCGCTCTCGTGGTATCCATACGTGGCACAAGGCCATGGGGCGAGGCTAGCGCGGTACGTTGCCCTTCGTAAATAGCCATCCGTAACGACTTTGGGCTAGCTGGACCCGCGCCAGCATGCCTCCACTGAACCAAGGAGCGGTCCTGGTGAAAGCCTTATCCATCCTCTTTCTGCTTGTCGGCCTTGCAGCTGTCGCTCAGGAATCGCTCGCAGCCGAATCCAAGCCCCTGGCCACCGAGGCGGCAGAAGCCATCCAGCCCTACGCCAAGAGGTTTGGCGAGGCAGTTGACCAAACCGTAAATGAGTTCTTTGCCGGCACAGACGGCCCCTTGGGGGACGCGGCTCGCAGCAACCTGCAACGCCGAGAGCAGGCCGAGCGAGAGGCTAACAGAGGTACAAGGAAGACGATGAAGGAGTGCATCAAGCCTGGGAACGTCATTGATGATGACGTGAAGGAGTGCATGGACGGGTTTAGAGAAAAGACCTGGTAGTGATCGACCACTATCAACAATCTCCAAATGCCATGCGGGATTGTTCAGCGCCGAGAGTTCTGACTCTGCTGAGCCTGCATGTACTGGCGTAGCAGTTGGTTGATCCGGGTCTGGTAGCCGGCGCCCTGCCCCTTGAACCATTCCAGCACGTCGGCATCCAGACGGATGGTGACGGCCTGCTTCACCGGAACACGCAGTTCCGCACGGCGGAAGAAGTCTTCGTCGAGTTCGGGGATATCGGTGGTGTCGATATCCTTGTCATCCAGCTTGGCGAGACGATCCCAATCAGTTTTCGATGCTTTCGACATAGCGTTTGGCCTCCTGCTTGGTGGCTTTTCGGGCAGAGATAATGCGGATCACGTCACCCCGCCGCTCGGTGTATACGACCACGCCTACCAGCGCCTTGATCCACCCCAGGCTGATCCAGCGCTCTTCGCCGTAATCGGTACGGTCATCGCGCAAAACCACCCGTGGGTGCTGAAACATATCCGGCACGTCATTGAAGTCGATCCCGTGCTTGCGGATGTTGGCCTGGTTCTTGTCTTCGTCCCATTCAAAGCGCATGAGACGACCTGTATTTACTTACGTACATACACAATACTCCCCCCAGATGGAAAAGCGCAGCCTTGGCCGACGCAATGAACCATGTGGCCTGAACCTAATCAGTTCAACCGCTGGCGAGCCTCAGCCGCTGGTTTCGGCTGCTTCCTTGATCAGATCATCGATATCCACAGCCACGACCGGCTCCCCCTGGCGATGGCGGACCAGTTCGGACAGTTGCAGGTCATCGATCCGTTCCAACAGGGCCAGGTACTGCGCAGGCGGAACGGCATAGAAGGCCGGTTGATCGTCATCGAGGACCAGGACCGTTTCACCCTGCCCTTTGCGGACGGCGCCGATTGGGTCACGCTTGAAGTCGGTGAGGGAGATGGCAAGATCAGCCAGAACCGGAAAGGCCATGTGAACCTCCTTTGAGGGGCTGCCATTGGCAGAAAGGCCGGCGAAATACGGGTGACTACATTGGGGGCTTTTTCGGAAAAGCTGTGGTTTTGTGAGGTTGGGACCGGGCTGCAGGCCGCGAATCATGGGCGTTCGGGTCGGAATGGGTGGCCTTGCAGTTG